CACATCTGCTCATGTCAAAGGGTTGGCTGCAGACTTCAGACCTAGTGGCAACCATAATATTGATAGTGCTGTCGCTGCCATTGTTGATAGCGATATTCCTTACGACCAAGTTATTAATGAGTATAATAAATGGGTTCATATATCTTTCGCAGAGAGTGGTAGAACTCCTAGAAAACAGGCGTTAATAATAGATAAAAATGGAACATTACTTTATAGTTAGGGTATACTAAACTATGAAGATACTTCTATTAGACATAGAAACATCGCCAAACACAGCTCATGTATGGGGCTTGTGGAATCAAAATGTAAGTCTAAACCAACTCATGGAATCTAGTTATGTTATGTGTTGGGCAGCCAAATGGCTAGGCAAAAAAGAAATTTTGTTTGATTCTATTATGGAAAACACTCATAAGAACATGATCAAACGAATCCACAGGCTTCTAAATGAGTGTGATGCAGTCATTCATTATAACGGCAGTAAATTTGATATACCAACTCTTAACAAAGAGTTTATTCTGCATGGCATGAATCCACCATCACCTTATAAAGAAATAGATTTATTAAAAACTTCTAGATCAAGATTTAAGTTTCCCAGTAACAAGCTAGATTATGTTGCACAAGCACTCGGAGTAGGTAAAAAGGTTCATCATGAAGGTCATGAGCTATGGTTAAAATGCATGGCTAAAGATTTATCTGCATGGAAAACCATGAAAAAATATAACAAGAACGATGTTGTTATATTAGAGAAGGTATACAACAAAATGTTAGGTTGGATTAAAACTCATCCTAACCATAATCACTACACAAGTAATCAAGTATGCCCATCATGTGGCAGTAAAGATTTACATAAAAGGGGAACTTGTTGCAATATAAAATCCGTTTTTCAGCGTTACCAATGTCAAAGTTGCGGCAAATGGTCAAGGAGCAACAAGGCATCACAGGTCAAAAATTCAGGCTCAAATATCAGCATTTAAAGGGGAAAGTTATGGACATTCAAGAAATTGCCGAGCATATGACAGGCAAGATGATTGATGCTGTAGATGTTGTCTTTGGTGAGGATACGCTAGTTATTTACTTTGATGACGGATCAGATGTTGAGCTAATCGTAGACTCTATCTATTGCAACAGACCGGATTTAGATGATTAGAGATATTGTATATGGAGTCTCGTTGATTCTATTTACACTTGTTTGTGTATATATGTTTTGTTTAATATTAGTTCTTAAATCAAATCAATTTGTTTACCATATTTAAATAAATCTTCTTTTTTTATTAAGAAGGCTTTTTTAGATACATTATCCCCCTTACCAACAAACTCCACATAAGTTAATTTAGCCATAAATACTGCATAGTAAATATATTTTTTTTCTATACATATAAACTCATTGCCGTCATAAAAGATCCAAATGTCTGCTTCGCTCGTAAGTAACGCAGATGGTTTATCATACATTTCAATTTCAATAACAATATTACCGGTATATTTACTTTTACCATCATACTTAACCTCAATACCTTTTTTTATTTCTGGTATCCAAATATCATACCCTTTGTATTTATTAATGATACTTGCAGATGGATATTTTTTTCTAATTATATTTAAAACTTGTGTTTCTATTTGTAAGCCAATAGATAGATCTTCTTGAAATGTATTCTCTTTAATCGTCATATACTAATGTTCCATGATCGTCTGAATACATAACCGTAATATCATCATCATAAACCATTGTATAACTATCTTTGCTTGGCGTAACGGATACATCACCGTCACTATTAATAGAGTAATTTGCCGCACCACTTATGATGACAACATCATCTTCTGTATAAATAATTTCTGCATTACAATTAAAAGCAATTAACAATAATAAAAATTTTTTCATACTTTACCCTTCGTTATAATTTTATAAGTTTGTTCAAACATAAGTTGAAAGTCCCACCCATCCTCCGTTGGCAAGAAAGTTATAGTATATGGCATACCCTCCCACCTAAAATTATGAACTTTAATTTCTCTTTTATCTTCATTTTTTTTGTTTATCATTTTTACAATATCCTTTTGAGTTCATTATTCCCATGCCACTTACCATACCGCAATACCATTTCTTATCAGAATCAAAGAACATAGCTTCCTTACCACATTTGTGGCATAGAAATGGCTTGATACCTATATTAAATGCAGATTTATCCTTCATCTTTTAGCTCGTCATCTATCCATTCACCTGTTACATATGGTGATTTAGGCTCAAATCGTTTTTTGGCTTCTTTATAAAAAGACTGCCATGTTTCATTGGCTTTATCTAAATCTTGCTCTTGTAGTTTGGGGTCATCAAATTTTTCAAGAAATCTAGCTGAATATTTAATATGGTTTGCCATAAATACTGCTTCAATAGGCAATAATTTATGAATCATAAATTTAATGACATCGTAACATTCTAAACCCAATCTAACATACCATCTTGGTTGTTTTACTTCTTCAATCATTTTTATACTCCTTAATTAAAGGTTCATCTCTAACATCAAAACATTCTCTTAATGTCTTTATAAAAACATAACTGTTAGGTGTAGCACTTTTAAACAGTTTACCCTTTTTACATTCATAATTATGTTTGTCTGTATTAATATTTACATACCCATAGTAGCACATAGATAAAATAATTACGGTGTAAGTACCAATTGCGATTATACATCTCATACAAATCATGACCTCCAACTCATACATTCATCAATAAGAAAATACATACATACAAGGTATAATTTAGCCTTGATTAACTTTTTTAAGGAATTAACCATGTGGACTAAACCAACTGCTGCAGAAATGCGTTTCGGCTTTGAAGTTACAATGTATGTATGTAACAAGTAATTAGAAAAGATCCCCTTAAAAGGGGATCTGATCCTCCATTTGATCTACTGATATTACAGTTTCAGTAGCTTTTCTTTCACTAGCTTGTATCTGACCACTATAGAACTTTGTTCCATTTTTTGATTCACGAATCCAAGCAGATAGCCTAACTTCCGTACCATCTTCTAGTGTAGCATTACCTGTAAGATCAGGTCTTGCTTCAACGCCTTGCTTATCATTCTTAAAAAGAACGAATCTGTTTTTGTTATCGTATTGTTCTGCCATATTTATAGCTCCTTATATGATTAATAAAATCTTACTTTACTTTGCTTATTTCTTTTAAAATTATAAATATCTTCAATTAAGCATAAATATTGCTCAACTGTTGTGCAGTCTTGTAGCTTTACTGATTGAAAAGATAATTTATTTAAAAATTCAGCATGGTTGTAATCAGGATTTTCAAACAAATCAAGCATACAATAAACAAATGCTCTTCTTTTAAATCCATCATAGTATTTACTTACCATGTGTATTTTTTCTGCGTTTTTTATAGCTAAACTATAATCAACTATTTTAAAAGTTCCGTCTTTGAAATCATTTGATCCACCACCATGAAATCTTTTGCAATTTTTTAATAATGCAGTTGTTTCATTGTGTCCAAAACCATACTTATTTTTAAAATCTTTATAAGTAAGATAATCAGGCAGCCCTAATTTACAAAAACCTTCTAGATAAGAATCGGCTGTCCAATTTTTAGTATTGGTATTAAGACGATGAACATCTTGCAATTTCAAACCATCAATTTGAATGTATTTTATGGGTAAACCTAAATCCCATGCAGACAAAAAACGATGTTGTCCATCTATGATTTCTTTATGCTCATTAATAATAATAGGAACATCAATATATTTTTCTTCCATAGATTTTTTTAATCTATTTAGATGTAATTTATTGATAGTTCTATTACCATCTATAAACTTAAATTTACTGTAATCATTGGTTGTATAAACTTGATTCATAAATTTATAGCTCCTTTAGTTGTTTAATTTTATTCTCAACTTCCGTTAAGAACGCTTTTACTTTTTCCTCAAGCATTGGAATCCAATAATCATTATCACGAGGTTTTCTAATAACTATCATCTTGAGGTCATTAGGAAATGATGGATTGTAACTTACAAAATCCACATATTCCTTATCTTCACCACACGAGCTTAACTGCCACATGATTTGGTGAATATACTGTTGAGGAATTTTTTTCGTCAACAGTATATCTGTATGTGCCTTTGGTTGAGGGCACTTAATCTCTATTAATCCATTACGATCACCGTAAATAATTCCATCTGGACTACATCCAGACATAGGAATTGTAGGATGATCTACAAAACCTACTTGGGTTACAGGACTAAATTTTTTTGCATAAACTTTTCTAGCTTCATCTTCTGTATCCATGCCATGCTGCATCGCAGGTGTAATGGGTATCTCATGAGGATTACCTGTTAATCTTTCGGCTATCAGTTGTAGCATATAACCTTCTGCCTTTGTTTTAGATCCCATAATGTTGGTAACACCTGATGCAGTTACCTTACCTAACCTTGCTTCATACCACGCTTGACTTCTTTGTTCCATTAACCTTCCTCCATATTTGTTATATGACAACTACTAGCGTTAGACGAGTAATCGTTTAGTTTTGATCTGTAAGATATGTTAGGCGTGTCTTCTGCCTTGCGTGTAATCTTACCCTTAATTTTAAAGTTCTTTAGTATAGTTTCTTTATCGTAAAACATTTCTGCTAATCCACAAAAATTAGGTTTTCTATAATAGGTAAACCTTTGTGTTTTAGTTGTTATTAAATGTTCAGTAGACACTAAACCTCTTAATATCTGTGATATAGATTTATAACTTGCATTTAACTCTTCAGATATTTGTTTACAGTTCTTTGTGTCTGAACCTATGCAATCTAAAATCATTTTAATAACTTCCGTTCTGCTATAAGTTTTACCATCATTTAATTTATAAATATGTTCAGGAAACATCAACCACCTTAACCTCCCATCTGTTTTTAATCTTACGCCAACCATGAACCTCAATACGCCAATTAGCTTTGCGTACTCTACCGATGTGTTCATTCTCGGCAATCTTCTTTACCCTAGCACTTATATTAGTGTAGCTAGTTGTCTGTACTGCTAGAACCTCACCGTCATCATTAATAGCCAATATGTCTATAAATCCGAACAAGTCTCTGCGGACTTTAGCAAATGGTACAAAATACTCAACAATCGCTACTGTCGTCCAACCATCTGTCTTTATCTTTTTTATACTGTTTTGTGTTGGACTTATCTTTGCCATTTTCTTTCCTTATCTTTATAGTAGTGTTAAATATACGATCCCAAGCATCTTCTAATTGTTTCTCAGTAACGCTTTGTGGTCGTCTACTGCTTCCCTTGCCCATAATCTATCCCCTTAAAGTTATGCATAGAAATGCACGAATGTTGAAAACTAGATGGTAATACTAAAAATTCTTTATGTAAACATTTAGATTCAAGTTCTTTATCAAGATACAAAGTTTGATAAAGTTGAGCTTGACCACAATTGTCAAATGTTCCAACATAATGTGGCTCACCCATTACCATCACTACAAAAACAAATTCACATACCATAATCTACTCCTAATTAGCCGTACAAATTCAAAAGAGCCGTACAAATTCAATTAAGCCGTACAAATTCAAAAGAGCCGTACAAATTCAAAAGAGCCGTACAAATTCAAAAGAGCCGTACAAATTCAATTAAGCCGTACAAATTCAAAAGAGCCGTACAAATTCAAAAGAGCCGTACAAATTCAAATAGACATATTTTTTAATAAATGCACAATGACATCTACAGTCCATCCATTACCTAACATTTTGTATCGTTGAGTATTGGATACCCCTTCAGTATAACCGTCAGGAACTGTTTGTAATCGTTCACACTCTGTAGGCGTTAATTTACGATATTTGTGCTTATCATCTTCAAATCCAGGCTCAAGAATTGCATATAAACTATCCGTACTTTGTTTGTATTGATTAGCAAGCAATGCACCACTTTTTTCTTGATTTGGTTTAAATGCTCTGCTTCTAGAATTGTTGTTAGCACGATCATTTGCTTTTTTTGACAAAGCATAATCACAAAGTGATATTTGATACAAACCTGTTTTACCACCTTGACCACCACCTAATGCAGTTAAACATTGAGATTTATTATCTATAGAATAAATGCGAGTGGCTTGTTTAGGTGATTTACCTACATAGCCAACGCACCCTGTAACATTGCCGTTAAGTTTGACATAAGGTTCTTTATACTCATTTTCAATTCCATACTCTAATATGTCTTTAAGTAAAATACCTTTATCATCAGGTAAAGAATTTACAGGAATATTAGTCCAATATAATCTCAATCTGTTTTGAGCAGATACTAAAGCACTATTTAAACGAATAGGCTTTACCCCTAGATGTTCAGATATGACATCTTGATATTCTTGCTTCATGTTTACATTCTCAAGTAAAAAATACTTCGGTTTAATCTCGTTTAATAACCGAACAAATTCAAAAAATAATTTTGATCTAGGATCATCAAAGTTAAGTTGCTTTCCGGCAAAACTAAATCCTTGACATGGTGAGCCACCTAAAAGTAAATCTATAGGTGGCAGATCCTCACCACGCACTTTTGTTACATCCCCTACATGAATCATATCCGGAAAATTTTTCCTAGCAATTTCCATTGCATACGGATCTATTTCAGATGCAAAATATTTATCTACCTTAACTCCTAAACGATTGAGTGCAAGTTGCCCACAACTCATACCGTCAAATAAACTTAATACATTCATAACTCTTCCTCCGTTTTAATAAATGCTACCCAATGTGTAAGTGCTTTTTTACCACTTCTATGTCCATAAAGTGGTTTGTATTTTGTTAAAGACAAAACCTCTTTTAGTGGTATCTGTATTTCATTCCATTTAAATATTAATGTCCCATTTGTTTTTAACACTCTAAAACATTCTAAAAACCCTTTTCTTAAATCATCCCTCCAAGTGTCTTTATCTAATGAACCATAACTAAAACCAGTAACAGATTTAAGAGAAATATTTTTTACATGAGGTGGATCAAACACAATATGCCAAAAAGATTCATCTTCAAAATCCATGTTTCTAAAATCATGGATTTTATCAGGATCAACTTTTTTAGATGATCTACCAAATTGAGATGGTAAATGATCTATTTTCATTTCACCTTTTCTTTTGTCAGCAAAAATTGCTCGATTATCTTCTTTGTCAAACCACATCATTTTACATCCACAGCATGGATCTAATACTTGTTTCATTTTTTCGTCCTATAAGTGTAGACCTTGTTAAGTTTATCCCAATCTTTAGTTTTGAATACCCTTCCGTCATTTAACCTCACACGAAACTGTATATCACTATCAAATTCTTTTACAATTGTTTTTAAGACTGCTTTCATACCCTCGTTTTTCATGGCTTTTCCCTATAAGTTAATGTTGGTGAATCAAACCAAAACTTCAGTACCCCCTCAAAATCACCATGACGGTTCTTTTGAATGTGAACTTCTGCATCAGGTTTTTTATGCCACTTGTCCTTATCTTCATCTGATAACAGATCAGGATCAACTTTTTCTTTTTGTTTATTACGCCAAACAGTTACGAGTTGATCGCATTGGTTGATAAGGTTACTACTACCCATCACATCCATTTTGTTTGGTGGTTGATCCTCATCAAATGCCTTACGAGAATGAGCCACTAAATGGATATGACATTCTTGAGATTTGGCTAATGCACAAAGTGTATTTAAAAATTCTCTTTGCTTACCATAATCCTCAGAATCTATATCACTAATTTTCATGAGTGAATCTATGACAATATGCTTGGCTTTTAACTTGTCCGTAGCATAGATAATTGCATTGATTATGCGAGTGCTGCCGACTGCATTTTCAAAATCATAAATGAATAGTTTATCGTCTACCTCATCGCAGAACCGTAGGATGTCGTCACGAGTCGGTAGTGACTTCTTTACAAACTGCCGAACCCATCGTGCCAATTGCATTTTTGGTGACATCTCAGGACTGATCATTAGACATGGTTGATTCTCGTCTAGGATAAAGTGTAGCAAGACTTGATTCAAGAACATGGACTTACCATGACCGTTAAATCCACTCCAAGCCGTTACTTGCCTATCCTGAAACCTAAACGCCTTGTCTTGATGTAAGGGAAAGCCAAGAGCAGATCCTTGCATCATGCCACCACTTTCAAAGTAGTCTATGGTTTCCTCCATAAAGTCGTTAGGTTTTCTAATCGTTGTATGCTCATCCAAGCCAACCTGACTAGCGTAATTATCTAGATCACTATCGTTAACCATGAGTCTTTTTAATCTTAATTTATCTAGTGCTTCTGCACCTTGCTCTATTTTAGACATAATTCGTAGGCTTCCTTAATTCGTTCAATTGCGAGGGCAAGTCTATCCATATCCTCTTCTGTTAGTTTTTTATCTTTGACCATATGGAGTCCACTTACTAATACTATGCCTAGTTCAAATCTTAATGCTTTTAAAATGTTTGAACTAAACGGATAAATAATTCTTTTGTCGTAATCTTTGTTGAGGTTATCAGGAAATAGATCATGTATGCCTATCCCTATAGCATCACAAATTTGCTCAACACTTGAGCCACCGAAATCTTTTAACAGTATCTTTTGATCATGAGTGAGTTTAATAGCAAGTGATGGATTGCTATCCCTCCTTGTAGGGGAAGAAGCGATCCACTCACCTTCCCCTACTTTTTTGACTTTTGTTAAACGACCTAAAAGGTCTTGGATTTGAATCATAGAAGTAGATCTTCCCCTACGACTTTTGGATTGACAACCACTTCACCGTTATTCAGATCTGTAGTGTCAGTCTCATCAGGATCTACTTCACCACCACTCACTAGAAGCAAGCCTGAAATAGCATAACGCCTTGCATATGAACTCGCACTACCAAATTCTTGCGATGCATCACAACCCTTCTTACCAAAATGAACCCTAGCACTACCCTTACTAAATGCTAATGGACAACCATCCTCATAGTAAGTAGCCGTTGATTCACATACTATTCCATATTGACCAATCTCTTTAAACTCATCCGTCAATGTAATGACCACTTCAGGATGTTCTTTAAGTATTGGTTTTAGTTTATCCAAGATGGATTCTATGTTACGGAAAGACCAACCACTAAATGGATTCTTTCCATCTTTTTTAACTTCTAATTTATTTTGTATTTCACTCAATGCCTTCATCATCAATTTCCTTATTAGATATAAATAAAAAGCCACCACCGTTACCCTCTTCGTCTCGGCTAACTTCTAGTAGCACCTCGTTCTTGCCATTGGTCAATGTGAAGCGTGGAAAAGGTTTGCCACCTAAGTCATCCTCAACCATGCCATCAAAAGATTTAACTTTATAACCTTTTAATTGACCGTAATAATCTTGATAAAAATTTCTATCGTCATCCATGATTAATCCTCCGTAATTAAACTAATTTTAGAATCGTTTGGCACATCAACCCAACATGGCTTGTCGCTATAGATAAGTTTTTCGTTTGTGCCATCGTCAATAAATATATTCCAACCGTCCATTTCAATCCTAACGGTTTTGTCGTTTATTATTTTTACATCTAGAAAACTCATGATTTATCCTCCGTTTTTTGTTTAGTCCAAATAGACCAACACGCTTTAAAAATTTTTCTTAACTCTGATTTCGGAACATTGAAAACACATGACATGGCTTGAAAATCATTTGTGTCAAACTTTGGATCTTCACCTCGTGTCATTTTATGAACCACTCGTGTTTCCATAATGTGAATGATCCAATCTAGTTTTGCATTAGTAGTGTCTGATAAATTACCTATCTCTACAAATTTCATGATTGTCCTCCGTAACAAGTTACACAATATTCAACCCCAATACGGATACCATGCATGATGTGCATACCATCTTCCACAGTTTCCTTACTAGGACTTCCAATGCTAATTGTTTTTTTGACATAATGATCACCACGACAAATTTTAGATTTGCATTGATGACATTTATAATCTCTTCGTGCTTTAGTTAGTTTCATAATAACCTCCGTTAAAATAAAGATTGCCATTAATAGGTCTAATATAAACATCTACAAATACGGCATTGTTAAGTCCACCAATAACATTGCCACCATAACCGTAACCCTTATTGGTATCAATAGGCTTACGAGGTTTTACATCCACCCTAAAAAGTCTTCTATTAGCTTGTTTGTTTATAAAGCTAACACTTTCCCTAATCTTATTAAGAGTATCAACATGATCTTCGCTAAGCCTACATAACCTAGTCACAAAATTATTTGATGTACGTTTCATGGTTACCCCCTATTTTATTTTTTAATTTCATCTTCTTTAATTGTTTATAAGTTTCTAATTCTTTTTCTACAATCCATTTTTGATATTCTATAAGGTCTGCTTCAGATAAATCATTCATAGACATTACAGAACGTTTTGGTTTCTCAAGTAAATGTAACCCTTGAGTTAAAATATCTTTTTTCATGATATATCCTTCCCAAAAATTTTACGGTGCAAAACTTTTAACTCCATTTTGTCCGTACCGGTGAAAGGCTTTTGGTCAGGATAGATGCCATTGTCTGCATCTTCCTGAGCCTTGTCTGTGTAGTAAGTGATGAGATGCTTTTTAGCTTCTCGGTTAGTCATAGGCTTGATCTTATGATCAGAACCTATGATGTTGTCTAGATAATTTTCTAATGCTTTGCTAGGCATAATATTCCTCCTTAGTAATGATAGATGTACAACTCGCATAAATCTGAGACATTTGTCTATCGGTCAAATGCTCTTTGCCTTTGCGTTCTGCATCCCTATGATCGAATGCTAGAACCTTCCATGTTCTCTTGTACTCTCGGATCATGCCCTTGATCCAAAATGTAACTGCAAAAAATTCGTATCTATTCATTTCATTCACCTCCATCAGGTAGGTTACTGTAAAGTTCGTTAAAGTTTCTAGTGGCTAGGATAACGGCTAAAGATTCTAACCATCCGTCTGCCATGTAGTCTTCAATGAAGCGTTCATACCACGCTTCTTGGTTTGATTTAATATCTACATATTCCATTATGCATTACCTCCGTTTTGTAAATATTTTTCAATAGGGCAATACTGATTCCAAATTTTAAAATTAGGATCTACAGTTTTTGCTAACTCGTGCAATTCGTTCATTTGTTTTCTACCATTTTCATGTGCACCGAAGTCATCGCTATATTCATAGTACCAATCTGCACTTTGAAGTTTATTGATATATGTATTTAAGATGTTTTCCATTATCTATTACCTCCGTTAATGTAAAGTTGATCTTGGATTTGATTGTCTAGTGCTTCTGCATCACGCTTGGCACTCCAATCGTGGTACTCGTCACACTCTTTGATAGGATCAAAAATGTCTGAAGAAAATTCTGCAGCATCATTGTCATTTTGAAAGTCCTCACGCATTGCAGTAAGGATTGTTGCTAGGTCTGTTACTGTGTCTAATATAGTCATTTTTACCTCCGTTTAGTTAAATGTCTATATAGGTATTATAGGCTTTTCATATAAAAAAGCAACACCCATAATGAAAATAATTAAAAATAATTTAATTTACTACATACGAACCCACAATCCACATGATAAAATCTAACCTTGTTTTACAGGCAATGTGAAAGCGAGAAAGATGCGAGGTTGACAACCCCCTCCAGGGTTGGCAACTTTGAGAGTTGAGAACGATTTCATCATTGCATGATCTGTAAGGCAATAAGTTTATACTTTAAAAGTATACAATTAATTAAGACCTAGATTGGTCTTTTTTTTTATTCATAGGTATGATTTATTGATGATTACATTATCTAGATTAGAAGATATTCTTAAAGATTGGTCTCATTGGATGAGATCTCATTCGCATAAGTTAGGCTATCCTAGCAAATCTATTGGATTGGTCTCTAGTGGTAATAATTCTTTTGAGGATATGATTGAGAGTTCCAACTCCACTAATGTAGATATTATTGATACGGCTATTGATGATTTAGATTCACAAGAAAAAGCAGCCATCTACTATCGTTATCTTGGAAGTAAAAAACCAATAGCTTATGAGATGAAGTTAGAATTAGCTTTGAACCACTTGCTAGAGTTAATTGAAAATAAAATACATTATTAATAAATCACTACATACGAATCCACAAAAGTATCTGTATAATATAAACCTGTAGGAAAGTTGCGTCTGCAATATTCTTACCCTCCGTTAAGAGCCATTTCATCCTCCGAGAAGTGGCTCTTTTTTTTATTGGTTGATCTATAGAAATCCTGGAATTTTTTGTAGAGTTAGTTAATAAAATATTTTTTAAATCAAATAATTACACACAGACAAAGGAAATAAAATGGCTTGTGGCAGAAAATATGGTGGTAAAAAATCTTATGGTAAAGGTAAAAAGAAATGATGGGTTATAATCCTTTTGGTCAATTGAGTATGAATGAATTGGCATTAGTAAAGAGTTTGAATGGTGGTAATGAAATCAATCTTCTTGGTGCTACACCATTCGGTCAATTGAGTAATCGTGAAATGATGATGGCTTCGGCTGCGCCTAGCGTTCAAACAGACCCAATCATTCAGAGATTAATACAAAGTGGAAATATGCCAATGCCTGACGCAGGACTTTATGATCCTGAATACCAAAGGTATCTAGAGCAATACGCTATTGATCAACAGAGAAAATTAGATCAAAAGAATAATCCCACATCACCAATGCAAGCAATCGTAGATCTTTTAGATAGACTACAGTTGAGAGGAAACTAATCATGGCAATGACTGAACAGAATTTAAATCAGTTTGCAGATTATCTTAACAACGCAAAGAAACCTAAAAAAGATAAAACTGAATCTAAAACCTTAGTGAAGATAGGTTTGAAAAAACTTAAGAGAAAATAATGGGTAAAGGACTTTATGCCAACATCAATGCTCGTAAGAAAAAAGGCATTAGTAGATCTAAGAGCAAGTCCACTATATCGGATAAAGATTACGCTAACATGAAGGCAGGATTTCCAAACTCTAAAAAGAATAAGAAAAAGAATAAGAGGAAGTAGTCATGGCAGATTACTTAACAGGCTTAGGCTTTCAAAATCTAGGTAAGAATATATGGGACTACTTAGAGGATCTGCAAGCACCTATAACTGCTTATACTAGAGGTGACATCGAGGAAGGTAATAAGAGAGTATCTCAGGCACTAGATGAGTATGGTCAATATGTGACTACGCCTGAAGGTGCTATAGAATTAGCTAGTCCACTCACTAAGGTAGGTGGGTTGATAGGTAAGACCATGTCTAGGGCAGAAGCAGAAGCACTAGGGCTATGGCATCCTATTAGTAGTACAAAATTAAATCAACCTTTTGACACTATGACATCAAAAGTAGTGCCGTTTAAGAATGAAAAGACAGTCCCTTTGATTAATCCTGAACGCCTCTATGGTGGTACAGGTATTGGTGCTAAAGGTGATCGATCAAACATAGGCTACCTAACTGAAATTAATAATCAAGTGTTACCTGAATCTGTGAAGTTAACAGGTGGTGGTAGATTCATGGACTACAATCCTGACATATGGGCAAGTGAAAAAGGTCGTGTCACTACCATAGCTAACAAAGCAAGAGAGATAACAGAGGAAGGGCGTGATCCTTACCTAATATATACAACTGCAGGACATGGTTCACTAGGGCATAACACTATGTTAAGTGATGCTCTATTTCAGGATATCAAGGCACAAGATATTCCTAAGAAATATATTAAAGAATTTGATGAATCCGTTCGTAAGACAAGACCTGAATGGAAAGGACTTAACCATCCTGATGCAGAAGCACAGTTAATTAACAATACTGATCAAGCAGGTGCGTTAAGGCATGAGTTTACTAGGGTAAGCCAATTAAAAGAATTTCAGAATAAAGGCTTTCCTGATATTGCTCCTGTTAAAAAAGGTATCACAGACCCTAATTTGTTAGACCTACCTGACTTGTCTACAGGCTATCGTATAGGACAGATAGACCCTAATAAATTAATTATTACTAACCCTAGAGTTCCTCATCCAACCTACAATACAAACATAGGTGGATTACTCGTAGGTCAGACAGAAGTACCTATACCTTACGATAAGATGTTTCAAGATTTTTATAACGAAAGGCGTTTATTAGGTAAACCTATAAGTGTTGACCATAGGGCATTTGATCTTGGATTCCCTACACAAGAATTTAACCAACAATGGCTAGATAACATCATGCCTTATTATGAGGCTCAAACGGTCAATAGAAGCACAGAAGCATTTACACCTCCTAAGGGTTTAATAGATCAACAATACACAAGTGCTAAGACAAGTATTAACAAAGACAAGCTACCTGCCGTCTTTAACAAACTAGATTGGGACTCAGGTACTGTAAACCTAGATGTTGGTGGTGGTAAGTTTGATAATGCAACTGAGTTCTTAGCAGATAAGAATGTGAAAAATTTAGTGTATGATCCTTTTAATAGGACTGCCGAACATAATACAATGGTTTTAAATGAGGCTCGTAATACTGCCGATACTGCTACCATTAGTAATGTACTTAATGTTATTCCTGATGAAGCAAATCAAATTAAAACACTAGAGACTGCCTATAAACACATTAAACCTAATGGTAAAGTTTATATCACAGTCTACGAAGGTAACAAGTCAGGCGTAGGTAAAGTAACAGGTGCAGATCAATACCAACAAAATAAAAAATTACAAGACTATTTATCAACCGTTAAAAAAGTATTCCCTAATGTTAAAATAGAAAAGGGAATGATTATAGCTACTAAGGATTAATTATGTGGTCATGGCATTTTTTCGCAGGTTTACAATTTGGATTTGAATTTTATGAAGATAGCAAAATGGATGATAGCAAGAACACACATCATTTTAGTTACTTTATTATTGATCTTGGTTGTATACGCTTACAGCGTTGTGAAAAAACAGGTATGAACTAATGGCAAAATCAGTCAAGCTATCTGTAGGTCGTGGTGAAAAACTATCAACCAAGCGTGGTGCAGGACTGACTGCTAAAGGTAGAGCAAAATACAACCGAGCTACAGGTAGCAAACTTAAACCACCTGCACCTAACCCTAAAACTAAAAAAGATGCAGCAAGAAAAAAATCTTTCTGTGCTAGGATGGGTGGGGTTGTTAAAAAAAGTAAAAATGCAGAAAGAGCAAAAGCGTCTATGCGTAGATGGAAGTGCTAGAGGACTCGCCTTGTACAGGCGTATGTCGTATGGAAGGAACAAATTGCATATCATGTCATAGAACTTATGACGATTTAGAACAATGGTTTTATATGTCTAGAGAAGCTAGGCTACAACGAATGGAGCAGATAAAAAAAGAAAATGGGCGAGGATGATTTTTATAGACAATATTTCCAATTGTATGGTAATAAAACTACGCCATATGTTGGTGAGTTAGAAGCCTATGCTATGCCTTCTGCACGAACTATTGGTGGGGCAGTTGGTCATACCCAGTTCTCACCATACGGTGGTTTATTAAATATAGCCGGTGGCACAGATTATAATTTAGATCAAAAAGTATTAGAGCCTTATCTTTCATCAAGACTAGGATTACCACAAGGCATAGACATATCTGGTATGATTCAAAAAACACCAGACGAATATATTAAACAAGCAATGATTAATACACCTGATGCTTACGCTAGAGTTACTGATTCAGACATGATGGGCAAACAGTACGAAGCCGGATTAGTCAGAAATATTTTAGGTGGTTTACTTGACATTCAAGCAAGAAAAGATGATCAAGACAAAGGCATATTTGCAACATTAACTTACGATTTTTAGGAAATATCATGGCAACAAGATTAAAAAAAAGACATCAAGATGAGGTAAGGACAAAAATCCAAGCATCACAACTGATCAATGTCTTACAAAATTGTGCTATTGGTGTAACAGAAGATCTGTCACCGGCAAGGCTAAAAGCTATTGAGATTTTACTTAAAAAATCATTACCTGACTTGTCATCAACAGAAATTGAGGGTAATGTAGATGCACCATTATCAATAAATGTTATTACAGGAATAGGACTCAACAAACCAAAAGATGAATAATCTTGCAGAACAGGACTTCCAAGAGGAAACTGTTGATATAGGTTACAGACCTAGAAAGCCACAAGAAATGATCCACGAAAGCGTGGATGGTAATCGTTTTACTGTGGTGGTAGCACATCGTAGGATGGGCAAAACCGTATCGGCTATAACACAATTAATCCATAGTGCATTAATGTGCGATAAACCTAAACCTAGATTTGGTTACATTGCACCAACTTACGCACAGGCTAAAAGAGTAGCTTGGGATTATCTGACAGAATACACAAGACCATTGGATGCAAAAGCAAATATTGCAGAATTGCGTGTAGACTTTATGGATCGTAGAATATCACTTTACGGTGCAGACTCTATTGATGCACTTCGTGGTATCTATATGGATGGCGTTATTATTGACGAGATTGCAGATATTAACCCTAATCTGTTTACCGAAATTGTACGACCATGCATTGCTGATCGTAAAGGTTGGGTAATGTTCATTGGTACACCTAAGGGTTCTAATCACTTCAAAACATTGCGTGATAAAGCCATGTCAGGTGAGGTAGGTTGGAAGCTACTAGAGTTTAAAGCATCAGAAACCAAGATTTTAGACGAGTATGAGCTAGAATCGGCTAAAAAAGAAATGGGCACAGATAAGTATGAGCAAGAATTTGAATGCTCCTTTCATGCTCCTGTAGAAGGTGCTTATTATGGATCAGATATTAACGAATTAGAAGGTAAAGGTCGTATGACGAAAGTGCCATACGATGATTTAGCACGAACATATACTGCTTGGGATCTTGGTGTAGGTGATTCTACTGCAATTATTGTATGCCAACTTGTAGGCAAAGAGATTAGAATCATAGATTGCCATGAAAATCATGGTAAAGGTCTATCACACTATGTTAATTGGATTCGTGATCAAGGCTATAAGGATGCAACTCACTTATTACCACATGATGTCCAAGTCAGAGAACTAGGAACAGGTAAATCCAGGCTAGAAACACTTAATGAGCTTGGTTTGCAATGTGAGGTAGTAACAAAACTACCTGTAGATGATGGTATACAAGCAGTTAGACGAATTTTACCACGCTGTTGGTTTGATCATAAGACATTAGATCTAGTAACGGCACTTCGTAATTACAGAAGAACTTATAATGAGAAGCAGGATGTGTTTTTTGACAAGCCTGTGCATGATTGGACATCACATTTTGCCGATGCAATGCGTTATTTAGCAGTAGGCATGGATGAAGGCACAGACGATTGGAATAAACCACTAAATATAAACAATTCATGGGTAGTTTAAATGGCTAAACGATTAAAAAAGAATGACAATCTACTATTAAGCATTGTAGAAGGCGAAATAGATGATGCTATTGGTTATCTTGAAACCGAAACAACGGATGAAAGACAACAGGCATTAGAATATTATCTTCGTGAACCCTACGGTAATGAAGTTGAAGGTAAGTCACAGATTGTAACTGGTGAAGTAGCAGAGGTTGTTGACGGTGCATTACCACAACTGATGCGTGTGTTTACATCATCTGACGATGCAGTAGTGTTTGAACCTGTTAATCAAGGCGATGAACAATTAGCAGAACAAGCCACATTGTATGTTAATCATATCTTCTATAAAGACAATAATGGCTTTGAGGTTATGCATGACTGGTTTAAAGATGCATTGCTGCAAAAGGTTGGCGTTGTCAAAGCCTATTGGGATGACAAGGTTGATGTTAATGTAGAAAAATATTATGGCTTGAACGATGATGAATTAGCCATGATCATGCAAGACGATGAAGTAGAGATTATTGAGCAAGATTCTACTATTGTGCAAGAAGCAGTTTTTGATGACATGACAGGCATGGAAGTATCACCTGCTATTTCAATGCATGATGTAAAACTAAAAAGAAGAAGAGATAAAGGTAAGGTTGTTGTAGAAAACATACCACCTGAAGAATTTTTAATTAGTAAACGAGCAAGAACCATTGCTGATGCTAATTTTGTAGCACACCGTAAAATGCTAGCTCGTTCTGATCTTATTGCAATGGGTTACGATGAAGATACCGTTATGTCTTTATCTACAGGTGATGCATTAGAATTTAGTCCTGAAAGAATAGCACGATACACACGAGGTGAACAACCGACTGACATGGATTCCGATGACGAGTCCATGCAGTTAGTTGAATACTATGAGTGCTATATTAAAGCAGACTATGATGGCGATGGTGTGGCAGAACTTCGTAGAGTTTGTTATTCAAACAATCAAATACTTCATAACGAGGAATGTGACTATATACCATTCCACAGTATTTGTCCTCTACCTATACCACATAAATTCTATGGTCATTCATTAGCTGACCGAGCTATGGACTTGCAACTTATCAAGTCAACCATCACACGCCAAATGTTAGATAACTTATACTTAACTAATAACTATCGTGTAGGAGCAGTAGAGGGACAAGTTAATTTAGATGACTTGCTAACATCTACCGCAGGTGGCGTGGTTCGTATGAAGAATCCTAATGCAATTGTGCCTATGACTGTACAATCTAATGCCGGACAATCATTTCCAATGCTTGAGTATTTAGATCAAGTACAGGCAAAACGATCAGGTGTGTCAGATGTACAACAAGGACTAAATGCAGATGTATTGCAAAATGTAACAGCTACAGCAGTTGCTGCAATGACAAATGCAGCTGCAGGTAAACTAGAGCTTATTGCTCGTATCTTTGCAGACACAGGCGTGTCATCTTTATTTAAAGGTATTCTAGGTCTTGTATGTAAGTACCAACAAAAAGAACGCATTATTAGAATTAATAACAAATATGTTCCTATGAATCCAAGAGAATGGAAAGAGGAATACAATATAACTGTTAATGTTGGGTTAGGTACTGGCTCTAAACAAGAACAACTAGCCGTTATGCAAATGATTTTAGATAAACAAGAGCAATTGCTTACAACATACGGATTAAGTAATCCTCTTGTTAATTTAAAACAATACCGAGATACACTAGCCAAGTTTGTGAATATGGCAGGATTTAAAGATGATAGTCAGTTCCTCATGGAAGTTACAGAAGAACAAGCACAACAACTTGCACAACTACAGGCTCAACAAAGTGCTAGTAACCCACAAGTACAAGCGGCAGAAGCTCTAGCACAAGTTGAAAGAGAAAAAGCACAACTAAAAGCACAAACAGAGCAATCTAAACTTGAGTTAGAAAAACAACAATTAGAATTAAAAATGGTTCAAGATACTGTTGAATTACAACAAAAACAGTTACAATTTGAAAAAGAAATGGCATTAAAAGAATTAGAACTTGCACAAAAAGCTCAAAGTGATCAGCAAAAAAATCAAATTGCAGAATCTAAAGAGTTAATTAATGCTATTGATAAAATTAATAATTTAACTAAATTACAATGATAAGTAAACAAGATATTGCAGACATACTAAAGAATGAATCGTTTAACGAGGCAATAGATTCTATTATTGAAGAACATTTAAACGTCATTACTTACTCTAATGATGATGAGGTTGAGATTAGAGAAAGAGCTTATCAACGTATTAAAACTACCAAAGAATTACTAGCACACCTTCAATCAATTGTTGACTCCAGCAAAATTGAAGATGCTCGTTGGAAAATTTAGGGAAATCTCCCTACTTGGTTGCTAGTACCTAACTAGCAAATAAAAAGGAAATAAAATGGAAGAGCAAACCACGACTCCCGAACAGGGAAGTGAAACTCTAACTGTGAATGAAGCAGCTAACGCATTTGAAGGCTTCTTAACAGCAGCAGAGGATTCACCAGAACAACCAGAAGCTGATGCAATAGAGGCAGTAGAACAAGATAGCGAGGAAGCAGAAGACAAAGCAGATTACGAGGAAGCTGTTGAAGCAACCGAAGATGAAGTGGAAGAATATGCTGACTCTGAAGATGATGACAATGAAGTTGAAGAAGAGGAGCAACCTCAAACCTTTCGTGTAAAAGCGGCAGGTGAAGAAAAGGAAGTCACCCTCGAAGAATTAATGCAAGGTTATCAACTTGGTGCTGATTACACTAAAAAGACTCAAGAAGTTGCAGAGCTTCGTAAAGCAAATGAAGCTGAATATAAAGCTATACAAGAGTCTAAACAAGTTAGAGATACTTATGCTCAAAGGTTAAGAGCTATTGAGGAGTTCCTGACATCAGGAACATCTGAAGCAGATTTAGCTCAATTGAAAGAAAACGACCCAATAGGATATGCGGTTAAAATCGCAGAGCAAACAGAACGCAAAGAACAACTTAATGCTGTCAAGGCAGAGCAAGATCGCATTGCTAAAGAGCAACAAGCAGATTATGCACAAGCTATGCAGCGTTATGTAGCGGATGAAGCTCAAAAACTAAATAGAGTCCTACCAGAGTTTTCAGATAAGGTCAAAGGCGAACAACTCCGAAATGAGATTCGTAACTACGGTAAAAGTATTGGATTCACAGACCAAGAGTTAGCTCAGGTCTATGATTCAAGATATGTCTTAACATTACATAAGGCTATGCAATACGATAAGTTGCAGAAGTCTAAACCTAGTGTCAAAAAGAAAGTTGCTGAAGCCCCTAAAATGGCTAAAGGCGGCACTAAGATTAAAGAAGGTAATGTAGACATACGCAAAAAACAAATGGCAAAATTGCGTTCTTCCGGTCGTAAGGAAGATGCTGCAATTTTATTTGAAAACTTTATTTAACAAGGATGTGAATAAAAATGGCAACATTTCAAACTTATCAATCCATTGGTAATCGTGAAGACTTAACCGATGTGATTTACAATATCTCTCCTACTGATACTCCTTTTATGAGTTCAGTTGGTAAAACAAAAGCAACTGCTGTTTACCACGAATGGCAAACAGACGCACTTGCAGCAGCCGTAGCTAATA